GGACGCTGACGCTGAAATGATGGGTGGCGACGAGGACGAAGGCGAAGAAGAGTCAGACGACTTAGAAGACAAAGTCATGGACTTGGAACAAGAATTAGATGCTCTTAAAGCAGAATTTGACGCACTAATGGCAGATGAAATGGATGAACCAGAGCATGCTGACATGGACATGGGCGACGAAGAAGGTGCTGAAGAGTTAGAGATGTACGAAGGCGACGAAGAAGTAGCTGAAGACGCAGAAGAAGAAGTGTCTGAAGATGCTGACGAAGTTGTTGAAGAAGACGCAGAAGAAATTGAAGAAGAAGTAGAAGAAGTTGCTGAGTCAAAGACAGCACCTAAGTATGCTAAAACAGCTTCAGAATTAATGCGTGAATATGTTGAAAAAATCAGCGCACCAAGCAACACAGAAGGTGCAGACAACAAGTCAAGCGTAGTCGCTGGTAAAAACGACATGGGTGGTACCGCAGTAGATCCTACTGGTGAAGAGAGCGGCGCTAAGACACCTAAAGTTGCTCCTGGTAAAGAATACCAGAACACAGCTGGTGGCAAAGCAGACCAATCAAAAGCTCCATCTGCACACAAGTCAGGTGAAGAAGGCGGTGTCAACAAAGACAGCGTTGAAAAAGGTGGCAACTAAGTTAGGACATTAATATGGCTTTGTACCTAAAAGAAAATCTTACTTTTGATCGGGCCAAGATTGAGGTCATCACAGAAGACAGCAACACCGGTCAAGGTAAGAACCTTTATATGAAAGGGATATTCATCGAAGGTGGCGTGAAGAACGCTAACCATCGTGTTTATCCCGTTCATGAAATTGAACAAGCCGTTAGCACAATTAACGAGCAAATCAAAGAAGGTCATAGCGTCCTAGGCGAAGTTGATCACCCAGATGATTTAAAAATTAACTTAGATCGTGTATCACATATGATTGAGAGCATGTGGATGGACGGTCCATGCGGTCACGGTAAACTAAAAATCCTCCCAACACCAATGGGTAAACTAGTTGAATCTATGATTACTAGTGGTGTTAAGTTAGGTGTTAGTTCACGTGGTAGCGGTGAAGTTAATGAGAGTTCGGGACATGTTAACAATTTTGAAATTATAACTGTTGACATTGTCGCACAACCAAGTGCTCCACATGCTTATCCAAATCCAATTTATGAAGGATTAATGAATATGCGTGGTGGTCACAAAGTATTTGAAGTAGCGAAAGAAGCTACTCAAGATCAAAGAGTACAAAAGTACCTGAAAGAAGGCGTTTTACGCTTAATCAAGGACCTTAAGTTAAAATAGGAGAACTAGATGTTAGATGCTATCAAACCATTGATAGATAGTGGCATCATAAACGAGGACACACAAGAAGCTATCACTGAAGCTTGGGAAGCAAAACTTTCTGAAGCTAAAGAGACAGTTCGTAGTGAACTTCGTGAAGAATTTGCACAACGCTATCAACACGATAAACAAGTAATGGTTGAAGCTCTAGACAAAATGGTAACTGAAAGTCTCCAGAGTGAGCTTGAAGAATTTGCAACAGAGAAGCAAGCACTAGCAGAAGACCGTGTTAAGTTTAAACAACACATGTCAGAAAGCAGTGCTAAGTTCAATGATTTCATGGTAACTAAGTTAGCAGAAGAAATCAAAGAACTTAGAGCAGATCGCAAACAATATGAGAATAGTGTATCTAGACTTGAAGAGTTTGTTATCAAGCAACTTGCTGAAGAAATTCAAGAGTTCGAGCAAGACAAGCAGGCAGTTGTTGAAACAAAAGTCCGCTTAATTGCAGGTGCAAAAGACAAATTAGCTGAACTACAACAGCAATTCGTTGCTCGTAGTAGCCAGTTAGTTAAAGAGTCAGTTGCTAAGAAACTAGAGTCAGAAATGACTCAACTCAAAGAAGACATCCAGCATGCTCGTGAGAACATGTTTGGTCGTCAGATCTTTGAAGCCTTTGCTTCAGAATTCGCTGTTACTCACTTAAACGAGAACAAAGAAATCAAGAAGTTACAGGCTGTTATTGCCGCTAAAGAGGAAGCCCTAGCAGAAGCTAAATCACAAGCAGAAGAGAAGGCAATGATTGCTGAGTCTAAAGAAAAAGAAATCAAAATCATTAAGGAATCAGCAGAACGCAAGGACAAACTTGCTGAAATGTTGAAACCACTTAATAAAGAGAAGGCCGCTGTTATGAGCGAACTACTCGAAAGTGTGCAGACTGCAAAGTTGCAGGCCGCATATGAAAAGTATCTTCCAGCAGTTTTAAACGCAAACGGTAAGGCAGTTAAAGAAGCAAAAGCAGTTTTAACTGAGAGCCGTGTTGAAGTTACTGGAGATAAATCTGCTAAAGTCAACGCTAAGGTTGAAGACGACAGCAATGTTGTTGAAATCAAGCGTTTAGCAGGGCTTAGATAACCCTAAAAGGAAAAGGAAAAGAAATGACACAAGCATTATTAGAAAGCCGTTGGGGCGAAACAAAAGAAGCCCTGTTAGAAGGCTTAAATGGATCGAAGAGATCTACTATGGGTGTTGTTCTTGAGAACACACGCAAGTCACTTATGGAGACCGCTACCGCTGGTTCAACAGCCGCTGGTAACGTTGCTACATTAAACCGTGTAATTTTACCAGTTATCAGACGTGTAATGCCAACAGTTATCGCTAATGAGATCGTTGGTGTTCAGCCTATGACAGGTCCAGTTGCACAAATCCACACATTACGTGTTCGTTATGCTGATAGCGTTACTGATTCATCATCATATGCTACAAGCACAACAGCTGGTGACGAAGCATTATCACCATTCAAGATTGCAGTTGCTTACTCAGGTTCAAACAGCACTGGTAAAGCAGATTCAACAAGCACACTTGAAGGTACACCAGGTAACAAGATCAACGTCCAGATCTTAAAGCAAGTTGTTGAAGCTAAGACAAGAAAGCTATCAGCACGTTGGACATTTGAAGCCGCTCAAGATGCGCAAGCAATGCACGGCTTAGACATTGAAGCAGAAGTTATGGCAGCTCTTGCACAAGAGATTACAGTTGAAATTGACCAGGAAATTCTTGGTTCATTACGTAGTCTTGCCGCAACTGAGTTCACATACAACCAGGCTACTGTTTCTGGTACAGCTACTTACGTTGGTGATGAGCATGCCGCATTGGCAGTTCTTATCAACAGAACAGCTAACTTAATTGCATCACGCACACGTCGTGGCGCTGGTAACTGGGCAGTTGTTTCACCTGCTTCATTAACAGTTCTCCAGAGTGCAACAACAAGTGCTTTTGCACGTACAACTGAAGGCACATTTGAAGCTCCTACAAACACTAAGTTTGTTGGTACATTAAATGGCGCAATGAAAGTTTATGTAGACAGCTATGCTAGTGATTCACAAGCAGTTCTAGTTGGTTACAAAGGTTCAAGCGAGGCTGATGCAGCCGCATTCTACTGCCCATACGTTCCATTAATGAGCAGTGGTGTTGTTCTTGATCCAGCAACACTAGAGCCAGTAGTTGGCTTTATGACACGTTATGGTTACGTTGAGCTTACAAACACAGCTTCATCGTTCGGTAACGCTGCCGACTACTTAGGTGAGATTGCTGTTAGCAACCTTTCATTCCAGTAATATTTTTCCAATCGGAATGGGAAAACAAATTAGGGCTCGTAAGAGCCCTTTTTTGTGGCTATACAAAATAAATAACATTACAGTGCAATAATTAGGAAACTGATTTATGCTGTTCCCACAGCGTAGCGACTAGAACTCGCATTGGACTTCTAACCAAGGAGAAAACAAATGGGAAGACCTTTAAAATTAGCAGAAACAGTTGCAGGAATCTTAAAACTTCCAGCGGCAAACACAACAGGTACTATCGGTGACACAGCACTAGCAGGATCTACACAGATCCAATTTACAGGTTACGTTACTGGTGGTTCAGCAAACACTGGTTATGCTTCTAAGCAAACAGGTAGCAAAACATTCAAAGTTACTACAAGTGACGGCACAGAAGATTTGTTATTAACAGCAGTTGCCAGCGGTAGTTTAGCCGCAGGACAATGCCAGTTAACAGCAACAGATTCAGATGCTGGTACATACTATGTGTCAAAAATTACTTCACGTTATGTTACACTAGTTCCAAACGACGGCGTACAGTTCACATCAGGACAACGTGCTAAGTGGGTAGCAAGTGGTAGTGAAGTTTCTGGAGTTTCAGTTAGTATCCCATTAGCATAATTAATTTTATGTTTAATAAGATTAACCCGCTTAGGCGGGTTTTTCTTTGACCACCAACATTTAAATTAGTATAAATATAATGAATAAGGACCTTAGACAATGGCTGTAGTCAACAATTTAAACACTGATTTATTAATTACCAATAGCGTCAACCCTGAAGCGAACATTACACTTCAGAGCACAACTGTCTACGTTGACGGCAATTTGATTGTGGGTGGTAATAGCACAGCAGTAACTAAAGTAGATTTAGATGTTACTGATAACTTGATTACACTTAATAAAGGTGAAACTGGCGCAGGTGTTACACTTGTTTATGCTGGTATGACTATCGATCGTGGTAGCTCAGCTGATGTTGCACTACGCTGGAACGAAACAATTGATAAGTGGCAAATTACCACAGACGGAGTAACATATTCGAACATTGGTATTAGCTCAGGTGGCGGCGGTAGCTCATTAATCGATGACCCAGATCCGACACTAGGCGGAAACTTGGATGTTGCTTCTTATACTATTTCGAGTGAGTCAACAGATTATGTAACTCTTGACAGCAATTTGGCAATTAGATACACAAGTGTCTCTCCTAGCGCAGTAGCAGACCATAATGTTATCTACGCACAAGAACCAGCCAATGGTGGTAGCGGTCTTTACGTAACAAATACAAGTGATGCTGATAGACAAGTCAGCACCGTAAGAAATTCAGTAGTATATTCGTTGGTATTATAGGAATAAAAAATGACAATTCATAACAATTTATTAGGAGATGGAG